ATCATGACGGCTTTTTTAGGAACACGACCGTAGGAGGATCTATCACCGGCGAGAGCCTTGACCTAGGCATTATCGACGACCCACTGAAGGGCCGTAAGGAATCAAACAGCGTCACGGTACGCAATGCAGTATGGGATTGGTTTACGGATGACTTCTTTACGCGCTTCTCTGAAGATGCAGGGATGCTAATTATTCTGACACGATGGCATATCGATGACCCTGTAGGCAGGCTACAAGAGCAAGATAGCAGCGTTAAGGTTGTCAAGTACCGCGCCATAGCGACAGAAGACGAAGAGCATCGAAACGAGGGCGATCCGCTTTTTCCTGAACATAAGAGCCTTGAATTTCTTTTAGAGCGCAAAAATGTGATGTCCCCGGATAATTGGGAGGCACTATCCCAGCAAAATCCTGTCATATCCGGCGGTAATTTGATGAAGCTAGATTGGTTTAAATGGTATGACGTTTACCCGGTTATCGTCCGTAGTCGTATCTATGTTGACACGGCTCAAAAGAAGGGAGAGCGCAACGACTTCACAGTAGCGGAGAAGTGGGGAGCTGATTCAAACGGTAATATCTACCTGCTTGATATGATACGGGTGAGAGAGGATGCCCCGGAAGCACAGAGACTTATAGAATCGTTCTATCATAAGCATAAGCATACCGACAACTTTGAAAGCATGAAGATAGAGGACAAAAGCAGCGGGTCTACTATGATCCAGATATTCCAGTCACGCGGCATGATCGTTCATGCCATACAGCGCAGCATAGATAAGGTACAGCGTGCTAATATGTGGTCCGGCTACATTGAGATGGGAAAAGTCTGGCTGAGTGCATCAGTGCCGCATGTGGGTGATTTAACGAGCGAGGTTATGTCTTTCCCTCTATGCTTGATGCGATAGAGGATTTAATATCTAATAGCGTTTCCCCTTGGTGGTAATTATGTTACAATATGCTTAAAAAAGAGGCAGTGCATGAGTGAAATTATAACCAGCCTTGACGGTATCAACACGGATGGGCTGATAGATGCACTGTCCGGCATAGGAGGTAGCAAAGATATCCTCGCAACCGGCGTGATGGGAAGCACCAACTACATCACCCGCAACCGTGCAATGCTCAACAAGATGTACCGTTCGAATGTCTGGGTTAAAAAGATATGCCGTATACCTGCGAACTACTCAGTAAAAGCATGGCGTACGATTACTGACGATAACGCGGAAACTATCGTTGATTATGAACAAAAGCTAAATCTTAAGAAGATCACCGCCGATGCTCTTGCATGGTCCAACCTTTACGGAGGGGCAATGGCTGTATTTATCGTTGATGATGGTAGGCCGCCGGACATGCCGCTTGACATCAACTCAGTCAAAGAGAACGGCTTAAAGCGTATAGCTATTGTTGACAGGTGGCAAGCTATCCCTATTGGGCAGGTTAATAGCGATATCTTAAGTGACGGATTCGGACAGTATGAACACTACAATATCACCTACGTTGGAAAATCGATTAAGTTCCACCGCACCCGCCTGCACAAATTCGTTCCCGCTGAACTCCCATATTTCGAAGCGTATGCAGAACAATTTTGGGGCGTGTCTCTGATCGAGACAACATACCGCCAACTTGTTAACGATGATGTACTGCTATCCTCAACCGCCAACATGATGAAGAAAGCAACTACAGACGTTTTCGGCATACCAGGCTTGGCAGATATGATTCGAGCAGGCAGAGAAGAGGATGTTAAAAAGCGCGTCCAACTCATGCACAATACCTCGTCAACTCTCAATGCAATGGTTATCGACGCAGGGCAGGGCGGCATAGGAGAAGAAACATACAACCGTATTACGCAGACATTCGCCGGATTCGACGCAATGGATCAGCAAAGCCTCATGAGGGTATCGGCGGCAGCAGAGATCCCGGCAACAATATTCCTTGGCAAATCACCTGATGGTCAGAACTCTACAGGATCCAGCGATATGCGTATCTTTTCTGACCGCATAGATGAAACACAAGAGTATGGAATCTCCCCATTCCTACAAAAGACAGATTCTCTCATCATGGCATCGCTAGGTATCAACGAGAAGCGCCTAGATTACACCTTTAACAATCCATTCCCGAAAACAGAAGTCGAAGAGGTTGACATCAGAACCAAGAATATTGTCAACGCACAGGCCCTTGAGTTGTTCGATCTTCCGAATGAAGTAAAGGCGAATAAGCTTATGGCATGGGGCATAATCGATGACGACGAAAAAGAAACCGTGCTCAAATATATGGATGAGCTTGGGGAGATGGGCGGCGAAGAAGAACCATTAACACAGGAGCCAACAAATGAGCTTTAGTAAAGACCTAATAACCAGCGATGTAGCTTTTAATATCGCGATCGGACGTTTTGAGGGGCAAATCATCAAGGGGCGCAAATTCGCCATATCAAAAGAGGCTCGATCAGATGCAAAAGATGTGTGGTCGCTGGCATATAACCTAACCTATCCATCCGCAGCAGAAACACTATACGCATGGAGTACAGATCCATCGGATACTTCCGTTATTGAATTACATGGAGTAACAGGAGACTATACATACCAGAGGGCGTCAATTGCTCTTAATGGGTTGACACCAGTAGCATTCCCAGGAACTTGGCTGCGTTCATTCGATATCCACAATCATGATGGCCCTGTTAACCTTGGAGAGATATATGTTTCTCCAAATGCTGGGGGAGTAGTAGTGCCTACAGAAATACGCGCGCATGCCGATGCAGGATTGGGGGATGTAGGCGGGGCTTCTGCTATGTCGCACTATACTGTACCGAAGGGGTATGTAGGTCTTATCAAGTTCTATAGCCGTTTTGCCCCAAATACAGCGGACGTTGAATATTACGCATACTTTAGAATGCCTGGCGGCATATTCGCACTATCTGATCTTGGGGGGCAGACTCCTCAGCTTGATTTGAACTATCTTGTATTCCCTGCTGGTACTGACTTTAAAGTCATGGTAAGATCACCATCTACTATCAATCGCCTGCTTAGTATCGCCTATGCTGTGTACCTAGTAAAGGAAGAGTATTACAATGAAGCCGGAACTCGGCCACAAGGTAACTTCCTGTAATGAAAAAGGGCCGCGAATTAAAGCATAGCACCGCGATAGAGAAGAAATACCGCGATGCGCTTAACGTCCGTGTCAAATGGCTTGCAGATCGAGAGGCTGGGCTTATCCGTGAATTAAAAGCTAATGAGCCGAGCTACCAGGCCGACGCCCCAGCCGTTGATTTACGGTCAAAGATAAACGAGATAAAGAAGGCTTACAAGAAGCGTTTTACTGCAGATATGACACGAAGGTTAGCGCAGCGCATGTTTGCCCTAACAAATGCCTTTAACGTACAGTCATTTAAACAATCCGTTTCACCGCTAGGCATAGATGTTGAAGACGTTCTTAGGCGTGACAATCTTAAAGACTTCACATCGGTAGCCATACAGAACAATGTGAACCTTATCACAAATATGGCAGATGATCATCTAGATAAAATTGAATCGGTTGTGTTTAACGGGATGCAAAACGGTACAGACTGGAATGTGTTGGCACAAAAGATAGTCGAAATATCAGGAGCCACCGAAAACCGGGCTAAACTCATTGCACGCGATCAGGTGTCTACTATTAACTCACAGCTTGCAAAAAGGCGCATGACGAACGCAGGGATTACAAAGGGGCGCTGGGTCAAGACTAAGCGTGTCAAGAACAAGACATACACCCCGCGCAAAAGCCATCTTGAGGCTAACGGTAAAGAGTTCGATCTATCAAAGGGGCTTTACCTTGATGGTGAATATACATTCCCTGGGGAGCCAATCAACTGTACATGCACTTTTGTGCCGGTTATTGATTGATTCCTACCCTCATGATATCCCCCTCTTCATAATTCTTATCTGCTGTTTTTACCTCACATATCACATCTTCGGAATAATGCCCAATTACGCCATCTTTACATATGTATACCGGGCCTCCTTTTTCAATACGCTCCTTAACCTTCATTAGGGCGTTATATCCTTGCACTGACACCACTTCTATATCTTTTTCTTTCATAATTAATTTATCCTTCATTTTGTATGCATACCCATATCCTACCAGATAATACAATTTTCTGTATGTATAAGTTTTATGCTACAATATGATTAAATTTTAATCAGGTGTGAACATGCCAGCCAAAAGAGATCGTTGCGTTAAGGAAGTCATGAAGCAAGGCAAGACGGAAGAGTCTGCCTATGCTATTTGTACGGCTTCCATCGACAGCATGGCTTTTCAAGTAAGCCACAAGAACATCGACGAAACGAGCGGCTTCCTGATTGTTGATGGTGTTTGCGCGCGCTCAGGTATTCAGCAGTACTTGGGTGGAGAGCTTGGCCTTACCGGGGAAGATGCTAATAAAGTCTTTAACGTATTTCGCCCACCAGATGAGGTTGAAAAGTCACTCGACACGTTTAACGGTGCAGTGGTAACAGACAACCACCCTGCGGCTGGGGTTGTAGTAGCAGGTGATGAAAAATTAATCAAGGGAAATTCAAGTCGTGCTATAATTTTAAGCAGTGACGGGGAAGTGCAGATAGGCGCAACCATTACGATCACAGACCCCAACCTTATTAAAAGGGCGGTAGACGGGAAGAGAGAACTAAGCGCAGGATATACGCGCGATCTTGTAAAGGAGAGCGGCGAGTACAAAGGCGAGAAATACGACTATGTGCAACGCAACATTCGGGTTAATCATATCGCAGTGGTTGACGCTGCCCGGTGTGGACAAGCATGTTCACTAAACTTAGACCATTCT